GTTAGAGCTGCGGACTCATAATCCGTCGGTCCCTGGTTCAAGTCCAGGTGGGCCCAAAAAGATTTCCTTACGTTGTAAGGAAAAACATGCTTCCCTTCAAAGAAGGGCGTATGTAAACCTAAGCACTTTCAGCAAGACTTTCAGCAAACGCTGAACAGCCCTTGCGCAGTGAGGTTTTACATGCGCCCTTTTTACTTGTACAAGTCAAAGCGCGGCATCTATTACGTGCAGTTTTCGAACGAAAAAACGCACGAGCGGTTCACAGCTCTCTCCACCAGACAGCGAAATTACACCGATGCGATGAAAGTCGCCTGTAATTGGCTTCAATCGGGATTGCCGACGCGCGAAGGGCGAAAGCCTGTGGAGCAGGTAGCGACTGTTCAATCCTTTATGTCCTTACTCGCTGAGGGAAAGCTCGGCTCTGCCGAGCTTGAGCGCATAGCAGAAGCCTTTAAGGCGCAGGGGATATCAGTCACCGCGACCGTTCAAACTAAACCGCAAGAGTCAGAGAACACGAAAACTCACCTTGTATCCTTTCTCGAAAACTTCTGGACGTATGAAACGAGTCCCTATGTTCAGGATAAGCTCATTCACAAACAGAAGATCGGGAAGCGGCATTGTTACGATTCGAAAAACCGTATCTCGTACTGGAAGGAGTTCTTCGGGGATGATGCGTATCTTGAAGATGTCACGACGGTTGGTCTCAAGGCCTTCGAGAAGTCGCTCGCGGATAAGGGGCTTTCAACCGGGACGCTTAATCATATCATGATCGCGGGGAAGACGGCCTTTAAGTGGGCAGTGGCGAACAAGAAGCTCGCCGAGGATCCATGTCTTGGTCTTACGCGGTACGGGAAGGAAACGAAGGAGCGGGATATCCTGACGGAGGCCGAGGCGAAGAAGCTATTCGCGGTAGAGTGGTTGGACGAACGGGCGCGGGTTGGCAGTCTCGTTGCGATGACCTGCGGGCTTCGTATGGGCGAGGTCCTCGCGCTCAGGATGTGCGATGTTGCAGAGAATCGTTTGTATGTCCGTCACTCCTGGAGTGCCCTCGATGGCTTGAAGACGCCAAAGAACGGGAAGGCTCGGGAAGTGCCCTTGCTTCCGTCGGTGAAAAGCGCTCTTGCAAAGCTTGCGACAGAGAATCCCTTTGGCTGGGACAAGGAGCGGTTTATCTTTTACGGGACGTTACCTGAGAAACCAGTCGTCGAGAATGTGTTGGTCGAGGGGTTCAAGGACGCGCTCGCGCGCGCAGGGGTGAGCGAGGTGGAGCGGAAGGAACGGAATATCGTTTTTCATTCCTGGCGTCATTATTACGCGAAGGTCATCGCGGACCGCGTGGATCAGCGTCAGGCGCAGTTAGCGCTCGGTCACATGACCGCGGCAATGACCGCTTACTATGCCGATCACAAGACAGAAGCGGATCTCGCTGTCATAGAGCGGGCGGTCGGGAATGCGTTCTTGGGCGCCTTGGGCGGGTGATTTAGAATTAGTTCGGTTCGTTGGTCGTCTCCCGGTAATCAATGGGTGCGTTTGGTTGTGTCGTTCGCCTCTAGAGTGAAACGGTACAAACAAGCGCAAATCCAAGGAGGACAGGGAGAGAGTGACGGAATCAGTCAATCGTGAGGTAGAGGACGTATCGGATGACGTCCTTGATATCGAGGGCGCGGCTCGGTTCTTGAAGTGCGGGACGTCGACGCTCTATCACTATGTGTGCAAGAAGAAAATCCCGTGCATCAAGCTCGGGTCGCGGACGCTGTTCAAGCGGTCGGAGTTGTTGATCTGGCTTGACCGGTATCGTCAGGAGCCGGTCAACGGTATCTTGTCAAGGACGCAGCGCTCATGAAGTACTCGAAAGAGTCGTTCATCGACGAGCTCGTCGCCTGGGTGCGCGAGCAGTGCGAGGAAAAGCGGTTCGGTACCTTCGGGGTTGAGATAACGATTCATGAGGGGATGCCGGTGTCGATCACCAAGAGCGAGCGGTTAACCTTTAACCGGATCTCGGGGGGTATCGAGAGTAAGTGATCGTCGTCGTCAGTGCGTCGGGAGAGCGGCCAGGGCAAAAGCCCTGGCCGTTTGCTTTACCCGGTGACGCGCTCGATCAGGATTGATTTGTCCCTGAACCCGCGAAGATGGGCGCGGGCCTTGTAGGGCGCCGAGCCGTTTCCCGGGACCGAGAATTCCAGCATGCAATGATCTTGCATATCGCAATCGACAGCATACAGGAACGCATGACACAAGGTTTCAACGTTCTTGATTGGATTCTGTACCCGGTTCAAGATTTCTTCCCGGTACAAACCGCCAGAGAGAAAGACGGGCGTTCGTATGCCCATGTGAGCGGCAACGTCCGACACATTGAACGTGACATTCCCGGTTTCTTCTCGAACCGCCGGGAAGAAAAAAGCAAACTCCGAACAGTACAACGCCTTTGATGTTGTTTGCTCAAACCTGCTTTCCCTGCGCGCGAAAACCTCGACGCGCTCTTCCTGAAAAATCGCTACATCTGCCATAAGAACTCCTTTTCGCCCATAAAGATTTCAAAGCTGTTAAAGCCTTGAAGTAAAAAGTGCGGACTGCCCCCTTTACTTTTCTCCCGGGGGACGAAAAAAACTCTTTGGCTAGGGACGGGTTCACGCAAGGCCGGACCGAAGCGTAGCGAAGGGACGCTTGCCTTGGCCTTGCGGGGTTCCGGCACTGGCCTTATACTCCGCCTTCCCCCGGGAGAAAATTGAGCGGGAAGAGCTTGAGCTGTAGCGATTCTTAAAAAAATAGAATTAGTTCATCCCTAATAGCGATAGTCATAAAAGCTTTGGTAATTTTCCTCTTTTCCATGCGAGATACTCTTTGCATGTACGTGAAATTCTTGGAAATGGCTTATTCCCGTGTGTAGGGCGCGGGAAGGAGCCATTAAAGGGGGTGGTGCGGAAGATGAAGAAGCCGTATCTATCGCTTGACGGGATCAAGCGGGCGGTGAGGTTTCTGGAAAAGCGGAAGGCGCACGCGAGCGAAACGGGAAATGCCGAATGGGCGGCCGAATACGAGAACGCCATCAGGATCATCCGGAGCTTGTGCGCGCTGGAACTTGAACCGGAAGAGACGAAACCCGGGAGGAGGTGATCCATTTCCGAGGAATGGGAGAGAAAGGACGGTGAGACGAACGCGGCATGGAACGCCTTCTGTCTCTATCGTGATTACGGACGGGAGCGGGGAATCCTTAAGGCGCTTGTGCTGAACGGGATTCCCTCCTCACGCTATGGTGCGTGGTGCAAGTGGTCGGCGAAGTACGAGTGGGTGAAGCGGTGCGGCGCGTACGACACCTACCTCGATGGCCTCCGGCGAGCAGAGCGCGAACGGGAAATCGTTGAGCGCGAGAAGAAGTACCTTGAGGCGACTGGCCTCCTTCTTGAGAAGGGCAAGCAGAAACTTGAGACGATGGAGAAGGATGAGGTGACCCAGGGCAACGCCCTTGAGTTTATCAAGACAGCCTTCGAGATCGAGCGGACGATTTACGGGAAGGACGGGAAGAAGGGTGACGACGACGGAGTAGGTCAGCTCCAGATCATCTTCGATGATGGCTTCAACGGGCTGTAGGGCGTGAGCGAGCTACCCGACCTTTTCGGCGCGGTATTCAAGCCGACGGTGGTACAGCGAAAGGCGCTCGCTCTATTGAAAAGCGGAGCGAAGCATGTGCTCCTGTTTGGAGGCTCGCGGAGCGGGAAGACGACGATCCTCGTGATCGTCATCATCTACCGCGCAGTGCGGTACGCGGGAAGCCGGCACCTGATATGCCGGCTCCGCACGAAAGATGCCCGGAGTTCGGTCCTGCACGAGACCATGATGCCCTGGCTCAAGAAAATCCTTGGGCCGAAGCGCTTCAAGCTCATGGTGCATGACAACTACGTGAAGTTGTGGAACGGCTCGGAAATCTGGATCGGCGGCCTTGGGGACAAGGAACAGGTCGACAAGATTCTGGGACATGAGTACAACACGATTTACTTCAACGAGGTGAGTCAGATTTCGTGGGCGGCGGTCAACGTGGCATACAGCCGCTTAGCGATGAATGTGCCGGGATGCCGGAACATGTTCTTGTACGACTGCAATCCGGCGAGTCCGATGCACTGGGCGTACAAGGTGTTCATCAGGAAGATCGAGGCGAGAACGGATACTCCGCTTATGAAGCCGGACCTCTACACCTCGATGCTCCTTAACCCCGCAGACAACTCGGAGAATCTTGCGACCGACTACATCGAGGACATCCTCGATACGATGCCGGAGAAACAGCGGGCGCGATTCCGGGATGGCTTGTGGGTCAAAGCCGAGGGCGTGGTCTACGAGAAGTTCAGCGAGGAGATGATCCTCGCGCCCGACGAGATGCCCGAGCGATTCGACTTCGTGACGGCGGGACAGGACTTCGGACTTAACATCACGAACGTGAAGGTTGGATGGATCGGAAAGACGGTGTACCTGATTGCGGATTATGGGGCATACAACGTACCGACGAGAACCTTTAACGAGGACCTGACCGAACAGGGTTGGTACAAAAACGAAGACGGAACCATGAATGTGTTCCCGACCTTCTGCGATCCGGCAGGCGGGGAGCGCATTCAGGAGATAACCGGCGGGGTGAAGGCGAACAACTCCGTTGAGAGCGGGATTGATTACATCTGCGCCTTGATGGAGCGGGATCAATTTTATGTGAGTTCTCGGTGCACCGGGGTGTTACAAGAAATAGCGGATTATGCCCGGGACGAGGCGAATCAGATAGTGAAAGTGAATGACCATTACATGGACGCCATGCGGTACGCGATCTTCAGTCAGGTACAGTACGGCGTCGTGTGTTCTTGATACGATTTAAATAGATTTTTTTACATGAGGTGATAGGATGGAATCAAATAAATGTAAAAATTCAACAAGAGGAGGTAACCCGAACCGAAGGGCAACCCGCGAAGGAAGCGTCTCGAAGGTGGCGCGGAAACGATGAGGATTGCCGCTATTGCTGCCGGGGTACGAAAGGCGCTCGAGGGCTTTTCTACAGCCTTACAAGAAGGAGATGGTCTCTATGCCAATGACCCCTTTGCAGAGGCGATGAACCTCCCCGGACAGCAGGATTACTATCTTACCCATGCCTGGGTAAATATCGCCATAGGCATATTGATGAGGAATATCGGGAGAACCGAGTTCGCCATTACGAAGAATGGCAAAACGGTCAACACAGGCACGGTATACGCACTTTTTAACCAGCCCAACCGGATTCTAAGCCGGTACGATCTGTGGAAGGAAACGGGCGCATGGTGGTTTCTTGAGGGCGAGGCTTTCTGGTACTTCGGACAGGGCTATACCGGCGGCTTCCCTGAGGAAATCCACATACTCAATCCGCGACGCATGACGATGCGGGTTGAGGAAGGAGTCGTTACCCGGTGGTTTTACACGACCGACGGGGATGTCGTCCCGATCCTTCCTGACGAGATCGTGCATTTTAGGGAATGGAATCCGTGGAATCCGTGGCGCGGGGTGACGCCGCTCGTTTCCTTGAAGTACGAGCTTGAACAGGATTCATGGGCAAACAAATCGAACACCGACCTTCTTAAGCATAATGCGATTCCGCAGGGGATTCTCAAGACCGACCAGTTGATTCGGGAAGAGGAAGCCGACCTTATCGAAGCGAGATGGGAGCGGAAATACGGGAAGAACGCGAAGAACCGCAAGATTGCGGTCATCGGGAAGGGAACGGATTTCAAGCCGCTCACCTTTTCGCCCGACGTATTAAAGCTCTTTGATCTCAAGCGCTGGAACTTGTATACCATACTTGCCAAGTACGGCATCCCACCCCGCGTAGCGAACATACAGGACGCAAAGGCAAACCTCTCAGGCACCGACACGGAAAGCCAGCATGCCGCGTTCTGGAAGTACACGTTAATCCCCATACTCAAAAACTTCGAGATGATAGCGGAAGCGCAGTTTTTCAGACGCTTTGGCCTGGCCGAACGAGGGACGTTCGACCTTTCAACTATCCCCGAACTTCAGAAGAGCGAGGACGAACAGTCAAAGCGCGACATTGAAGAAATGGCCGCCGGACTCAAGACCATCAATGACGTACTTTCCGAACGCGGCAAACCGTTAAAGCCTTGGGGAGATACCTGGTATCGACCGGGAACTGTCGTTCCGGTGAACGACGCTGAAAAACCTATGTAAAGAGAGGATCTGAATGGTACCAAAAAGGGTAATTCTGTTTGGTTGTAGCAATATGTCGGAGTTTATGATTGTGCCTTTGGTAAAAGAAGTATGTGGAGTGAGAGAAGTGGAAGTGCTTCACACGATGGAAGAATTGTTGACCGCTGATACGTCCCAGCTGGTGAACGTGTTGATGTTCAGTATTATGGCAATCGGCTTCAACATGGATAACCAGCTGAACCGAATGAAGCTACAATTTCCCGAGGCCTTTGTGGTTTGCATTTCTCCACATAAACTGTCTGATTACATATCTATGCGTCTGATTAAAAACGGCGTTGATGTCATCCTCGCCAACATCGATTGTAGAACCGAGTTTCAACGCGCGACGGCCGCTATCCAGTTCAGAAGGCGGTACTATCCCCCGGACCTGAGGCGTCTTCTCGATGAGCGAGTGAGTGTTGACGGGAATGGTTACCGATTCCTGAGCCGAAAGGAACACGCGATGCTCGTGATGACCTTGAAGGGATACACCCTCAAGGAGATTGCGAGAAAGCTTGCGGTGGCGGAAACCACGGCATGCACGACGAGGAAGAACGCATTCCGGAAGATGGGAGTGCGAAGCCTTGTGGAGCTTGTGAAGATCGGCTTTCAGTACAACCTGCATCATTACGAGGAGAAAGATTATGCTGTTAAGGTTTAAGGGCGCGAGGCAATTCGAGCGAGTGACGGCGAAGACGCTGACTGACTTCCTGAAAGCGAACACAACGGAGTCCGGGAAGGTGAAGGAACCTGTCGAGATCATTTTTGCAGGCTTCCTTGGAAAGACAACCGAGGAAGCTGACGGCCTCATCCCCTGGGTATTTTCGACCTATGACACTGACCGCTTTGACGAGCGCGTTGACCCGAAGGGCTGGGAGCTTGATCGCTACCGTGAAAACCCGGTGGTGCTCTGGGCGCACTGGCACGGCATTCCCGCAATCGGAGTGGCGCAAGATCTGTCTGCTACGGATAACCTGTCCGGTAAAATTAAGTTCAACGCGAAGGACATAGACGAGTTCGGCTGGGGAATCGGCGAGCGCGTAAGGGCAGGAGTGATCCGGGCGGGAAGCGTCGGGATGCTCGTGAAGGAAATCGAGTTTATCGATCGAAAGAAGAACCCGGAAGAAACGTGCGACCTTATCATCAGAAAACAGGAACTACTCGAGTTTTCGATCTGTAACGTTCCGGCCAATCCGTTTGCCCTGCGCGATGAAGAAAACAACAAAGAACAGAGAACCGGCGCCCCTACCGCCCGTTCAGTTAGGTGCGGTTTTTGGCCGCTTACCACTATTACCTGAAACGGAGGAGACTATGGGAGACGTGATGCTTCAAGGCCTGACGGAGAAACTGAAGGGCATGAAGCGTGTGGAAAAGACCGGTTTTACGACTGAGCAAGCGGCAGCCGACTACTTCGCCGAGAAGGAAGGAATTCTCGACGACGTGGGCAAGGCGCTCGCCGATCTCAAGGGACAGGCGACGACGGAGCTTGAAGCCCTGAAGGGGACGCTTAAGGAGATGCGGCTCAACCTGAAAGGCGAGGCCGCAAATCCGAAAGAGCTTTCGAGGAATGAACTCTGCTACCAGCTTGGGAAGGCAATCGCCGCGGCCTGGGTGGGGAACCTCCAGACCCTTGGGGAACTGCGGTGTAGTCCGAACCTCAAGAGCGACAACTGGAACAATCCGCGGGACTTCAACTGGACTGCGGAGAAGGGCTTCCAGCTTTCGAACAACAAGGCCGCCCTCGGCGAGCCGATGGGCAACATGGCGACGAACGAGCAGTATCTCATCAACCCGATCTACGAGAGCGCGATCATGCAGGACGCGGCGAAGCAGTCGGTGATGATGAACCTCGTGAAGCATCGCCCGATGACGGGCCCGAGTATCTTCCTTCCCCAGCGCGAACGGGGCGGGGTAGAACTCAAGTGGCTCACCGCCTATGGACAGAAGATCGACGGCTCGAAGCCCCAGGGAGCGACTCGCGTCGAGCTCAAGGCCTACACCCTCGCGGGCTTCATTCCGTGGTTCGACGAGTTTGAGGAAGACGTATTCGTTGACCTTGGCTCCATGTTCATCGACGAGTTTACCGAGACCTACGCCCTTGAGTTCGACCGGCAGTGCCTCCTCGCGAACGCAGCTCCCTTCACGGGAGCCTTCAACGCAAGCGACATCAAGACGAAGACGATCGGGGGCGCGGCCGCCACGGCGCTGACTTACAAGGATCTCCGCGAGGCGGTCCTGATGGTTCCCGCCGAGGAGCGAAAAGACTGCAGGTGGTTCTTCCATGAGTCTGTCCTTGCCCATGTAACGGGTATCGTGGACGCGAACGGAAGGCCGATTTGGCGCGGCCCGATGGACGGAAAGCCCGGCACGGTTGACGGCTACGCCTACACGGAAAGCCATATACTTCCGCAGATGGGCGACATCGTGGCGAATCAGGCCTTCGCGATCTTCATGAACCCGAAGCGGATCATCCACGGAAACCGGAAGGGTGTGGAGATCAAGCGCTTCGACGCGACGACCGAGGCGCTTGAACACGGGGAACTCTTTCTCCGGTTCAGGAAGCGCGACGGTTTCCTCGTGACGCGAAGCAAGGGCAATATGGTTACCCTGAAGACGGGAGCGTGAGCATGGGATACAACGCGCAACTTCTGAAAGTAATCCCGATTCCCTCCCGAAGTGCGGCTGCCGGTGTGAGCATTAACTATCCGATCATACCGGCAAGCGACCAGCGGGTAACGATTCCGGCAATCCGGCTCCGCGCGGGAGCGGGAGGCGGCAACCTGATTGTCCTCCAAACAGAGGCAGTTCATCGGTTCAGCCTTGCCGCCAAGGGCGCGGTCCTGACGATTCCGGGAATTGGCGCCGGCCTTACCGGCAGACAGGTGGTGATCCGGTATCCGGGCGGGCAAACACTCGTTTCCGAGATCACTGCTCAAACCGGGGAGGCGATTACTCTTGATGATCAGGTGGAGGCAAGCCAAACGGCGATGCTCTATCTCTTGGGCATCGAAGTAAGCCCCAGTACCAGCGTTTTCGCTCTGACCGCTTCCAATCGTACCAGCCTTGAAAGCCCCTGCCCCGGCGTAGTTGCCGGGAAGGAACTCGGCTGGCCGGTGTTTCTCCATTTGGAGAACACCGACGGGAACGAGGAGATTGAGGGCGGTACGGTAGCGTTTATCGGGGTGTAATATCGCCTGAATTCAGGTTTGTGGAGGGGATGGGTGCCATAAGGACTTTTCCCCTTTGTGAGAAGGGGGATGTATGCAGGATTTGATGGATTTCGAGGTCGTGTCGGAACTACTGGGTCTCGATGCGCGGGACGCTACACGGAACCGGTTGCTACTCGGTGCCGTTTCCGAGCAAATTTGCCTGTATCTGGACCGGAATCTCCTTCTGGATTCAACGACAGAACTGCTTGAAACGAACGACGAAGAAATCCTTCCCCATGAATATCCGGTTCGGGAAATTACCGCGATAGTAGACGCATGGACTGGCGAGGCCTTACAACTCGCGCCGGGCGTAGTGTTGAAAGATATCAAACGACCCGACGCGCATCGTCAAGTTTTCTTTCGGATTGAGAGCGCATCGGAACGAGGAGTGCTCATCACCTATAGATATGGATACGAGAAAACCGAAATGCCGCAACTCATTCAAGAGGCTGTTCTCAAGATGATGAATGATCGTCTTCTCATGTACGGAAAGACGACAATCGAGGAGACACAGTCGATGGACAAGGATCGCCTTATGAACCTCTCTCCCTACAGGAGATTGTATTTGAGATGATCGAGATTGTGGAAGAGAGGATTCTCGAGCGTATTGCCGAAACCTTGATGGGTGAATTGTCCTGTGCGCTTATCGAAATCGAAGAGAACTCGGACGACGCGATCCGGCTGCCGCCATTGCGATACGTGGGGCTCGAATCAAAGATTCCGGCGGGAACGGGTTTTCCCAAGGCGTTCGTTTCGCTTGAGGTCGGCAGTTGTTCTTTGAAAGACAGAGTTATCAAAAATAGTCTGTTCACGGTATCGTTACGCCTATTACTTGCGGACGAGAAAGTGATCTGGCGGTATTTTACGGCAATCGAGAAAGTTATCACGGCACGACGTCTTGAATGCAGTCGCTGCTTGCTTGAGAAAAAAACGAATTCGGGAATGCTGAAAATAGTGATAACCCTCTGATAGTGCGACTACCAGAGGGTTGTCCTCGCGGTATTATGAATGCGTCGCCTTGCACTGCGTGAAACCGCCAGGACTGTTGCCAGTGGCATACTGTTTGGCGACACGCGCGTCGATGACCGCGTACGCGTGAGTTAAGACAAAAAAGGTCTTTGGCTTTCGCGTCGAAGGTGATTGCCGTGGTGAGTACGTGGATTCGTTTGACTAATCTAGATTCTCTGATGATTTGCCTACCGAGTAGGTGGACCGCCGAACGGCCAGCGATTCCCGTGTTCGTCATTTTCTTTCATCCGCCGTACTCTGGTTTGTCCTGCTTGTATCGCCCTCTCAACCTTTTAAGTCTCAGGTTGTTTTTAGAGAGCGGGGTATATTGTTTATAATAAAAAATGATCCAAGGCATAATGAAAGCAACTCCATTCCGCCTACGATATATTTACTTATGCCGGCAGTCTGGAAGGCGACTCCTTGGATTGAACCAATACATATAAACAACAAAATCAAAAGACCTTTTTTTTCACGCAGAAGATCAAAAAACAAACCTATATAAATAAGTATAGATGCGAAATAATTATGAAGTAGGGTATATTCCTCAAAGTACGAATTAAATGCTGCCAAGGCAAGAAAACCTATGCCAACAATGAATCCATTATAAAGGAGCCAACTACCTAGAAATAACAGGTAAATCGAGTAGAAAAACACTCGATTTATATCCATAGCCATTGTTGATGAAAAGGTCATTTTACCATGCAATATAGAATCTACCATTCCTATACCTATAAATGCAAACAATAAAAAACCTGTTATTACCTTTCGTATCACATATACCTCTAGTAAAGAAAACGGCTTATTTATTAAGCCGTTTAATCGAACTTGCTAAACAATAAACCAAAATATTATCCTAACGGCTAATCGTAAATCCGTTTCGTATACGCTCAACGTTTTTATTCATTGAATGTCTTGTTATATTTTTATATACCACCCTTTTGACGATACTGAGCGACTGCGAATGCTCCCGAAAAAACGTATCAGGATCAGGGAAAACACCATAATCTCGCTCAATGCCTTCCTTTTGGATATACGTATTTCCGCCGGTCCACTCGACGGCGGGAGCCTCAAAGCAGTCTGTCGCAATTCCATATCCGCAGAATGAGCCTTTTCTTTCCGGAAACATTGTTTGCACTTCCCTCAAGTACTTTAGATCCAGGATAAACCCTTCAAAGTTTCTCCATGTCCCCTCATAGAGAACTTCGACCCAACTATGGACGATTTCCTTTGGCGCGAGAGTGTACCAGATACCGGTTATAGCGCCTTTCTGGAGCGCTTTGTGGATCGTGAATCCGTGAAAACGGCAGGGAATGTCCAGGGCCCGTAATAGGGCCATGAATAAAATTCCCTTTGTATTACATTGGCCGTAACCGTCAGAAAGTATTCGGGATGCGGGAAGGGCATCGTCCTCATTGTACCCAAAAAGGATCTCATCGCGGATGAACTCATATACTCCACGAATACGCCGCTCTACATTAAAGCCACGCCACCCACGAGAATCAATGAGCTCTTGAATATTCGGATTTTGAAAATCCAAAAGCAGTGTTTGATCAAGAAATGCATCCATGATATGTCCTTTCTACTTCTTTAGGCTTCCCGCCGTGCTTTGAGATGCAGTTCGCATGGAATTTACAACAGCCAGCAATGAAACTCCGACATCGGCGATCACGGCTTCCCACATGCTGGCAACGCCAAATGCTCCTAGCGCGATGAAGACCCCCTTAACCGCAAGGGCAAATACGATATTCTGTAAAACGACTTTTCTGGTAAACAGGGATATTTTCAGGGCTAGCGGTACGCGGGAGATGTCGTCATCCATTACCACCACATCCGCGGCTTCAATCGCGGCGTCAGAGCCCAATCCTCCCATGGCAATTCCTACGTCTGACCGAACGAGGACGGGAGCATCGTTCATGCCGTCTCCCACAAAGACAATAGCGCCTTTGCGGTTTACGTCATTTTCAAGTTCCTCTAACTTGGAAACCTTCTCATCCGGCAAAAGTTCCGCATAAAAGACATCGAGACCGAGTTCAACGGCAACGCATTTTGCCACCGTTTGATCATCACCTGTAAGCATTGCGACTTTACGGATACCCAATGCTTTTAATGACGATACCATTGCCTGAGCCGTGGGTTTTATACGGTCGGCTATCAGGATGTAACCTGCATAGCGGCCATCAACCGCAACGTACGCGATAGTCCCTTGAATTCCGCAATCTTCATGCGGGATACCCTCTTTATGCAGAAGTCGGTCATTACCCACGGATATTTTTTTTCCGCCTATTTGTGCAATGACCCCATGTCCTTTGACTTCCAGTATGTCATCTGCCATGCGACCGGGGTTACCGGCTGCCTCACGAATCGATCGCGCGATCGGATGAGACGAATGCGATTCCGCAATAGCTGCCCACTCAAGAAGTTCCTTCTTTGGAAACTCGTTTCTCGTTGTTATGTTTATTACTTCGAAAACTCCTTCCGTCAAGGTTCCAGTCTTGTCGAAGACGATTGTGTCGACTTTAGTGAGAGCATCAATGTAATTTGACCCCTTAAATAGCAGCTTATTACGAGACGCCGCACCGATGCCGCCAAAGTAACCTAGAGGGATTGAAACGACGAGAGCACAGGGACAAGAGATTACAAGGATAACCAACGCCCTATATATCCAGTCTCCGAAAGTCGCGCCAGGAAGGATAAGCGGCGGGACAATAGCGACGATCGTAGCGATCAATACCACTATGGGTGTATAAACAGCAGCGAAACGGCTAATGAATTTTTCGGTAGGCGCCTTTTGGCTGGAAGCATTCTCTACCAACTCCAAAATGCGCGCTGCCGCGCTCTGCCCGAATATCTTCTCGGCTCGAATGACAATTCTTCCTTCGTCGTTTAGGAATCCGCCCAAAACCTTATCGCCTGGCTCTACTTTGCGCGGAACTGATTCTCCCGTCAGTGAGGAGGTGTTTACGAAGGATGATCCTTCCACGACTTCTCCGTCGAGGGGGATTCGTTCGCCAGGAAGTACTTCAAGCAGTTCGCCTACCCTGACTATCTCCGGCGAGACATTTCTCCGCTCCTTTCCTTCCAATACCCTGGCGGTATCTGGCCTAAGGTCCATAAGCGATGCAATGGATCTTCTGGATTTATCCACGGCGCGGTCCTGGAGGTATTCCCCCACCGAATAGAAGAGCATTACCCCGACCGCTTCGGGTATCTGATGAATGATTATCGCACCGATCGTCGCGATGCTCATCAGGAACATCTCGTTAAAAACCTGTCCCCGGATGATACTCTTGAAGGCGTTCAAGAGTACGGGTCCCCCGACCAAAAGATACGCCGAAAAAAGAACGGCATACTCAGCAAAGGCATAAGGAGTCTGATGAAGTTTACTGTTGAAAACAGAACCTACGATGAAAAGCGCCGCCGCGATCGCGATCTGAATTACTCTTCCCGTATTTGATTGCTCTTCTTTCTGCACAGTATCAAAGGGGATTATCGTTACTCCCGGCTCAATCCTGTCGATAACTTCTTGGGCAATTTGCGTATGTTTTGCCTCAAGATATATGGATCCCGTCGCGAAACTGAGGCGTGTAGATTCCAGCCCTGGAGTTTTTTTGAGTTCACATTCGATTGTGTTGGCACATTGCGCGCAATCAAGGTTCTGAATCTTGTACTTGGTCATATAGTCCTCCTGATTTCTAGTTTTACTCGATATAATGTTCTCTAGCCTGATCGATAAGCGAAAGAACATGATTATCCTCAAGAGCGTAGAAAACGTTTTTGCCATCTTTGCGACTCCGAACAAGCCGCATGGCTTTCAGAAAACGCAAATGGTGCGAGATAGCAGGCAGGCTCATCTCTAATAAAAAGGCAAGATCACAGACGCAAAGTTCCCTCTGGGAAAGGAGGAACAGAATTTTTACTCTGGTCTCGTCGGACAGTGCTTTGAAAAGCTCTGATAATCCCGAGACATCGAGAAGTGATTGCCGAAGAGGTTCTGCATCGTCCGTACAGGTAATTCCGAATTGGCTGCATATGTCCTCATGCATTCTAACCTCCTGACTATTTTAACGATTAAACGTTTGCTTAATCATTAAAATAGCCTCTGAGATATGAACTGTCAAGTCAATTAAGGAGACTATTATCTAGATTGCCGAGGTCAACGACTTCTTTGCACGAAAGGCGGCAAACGATGATACATATCCATTACCCAATCCTCAGACAATAGTCATCGTAATTGAGAGGAATCGCTCATATTTTTCCCTGAATTAAGTTCAGACAGTAAGCCAGATAAAGATGCCTTATATATTCGCACGGAGTATTCCCGATATAGCTTGTCCTGAAATTCCTTCATGCTCTTTTCATGCTTAAGGGCTCCAATCTCTTCTTCGATAAATACTTTCGTATCAGCTAAAGACAGTGGAATGGGCTTCGCGCGATCAAGAACTTGGACGATATACACTCCGTCCCCGGAGACAAAAGGCTTTCCGATCTCTCCAACTCCCAGTTTATTTACCCTCATATGTAGGTCATGATCGCGGCGCTCCCTATCGTGATTGGTTCCCTCGCCAACCCAGCGGGGTTCACTGGCGCCGGGTATCCCCGCCAAGGTAGCGGTATCATATTCCTTGGCTATCTCATCGAAACTCGCACCTTTTTTTGGCCATCCCGGTACCAATTTGTTGTATGCGATTTGCGCGAGATCCATTGCTTGTTTAACATCCATATTCGCTGATTCCAGTGTTATCTTGATCTGGCGTATTTGAGATTTTGGGGGGAGGGTAAAACGTTTTTTATTTTTGCTAAAGAATGCCTGGATCTCCGCGTCCGTGACCTTCGTGTTCGCATCTATCTCCTCGTTGTCGATCAATTGTTTGATAAGCTGGGTTCGAGTTTCCTTCAGCAACTCTGATTCGCTTCCCTCTTGTTTTTTTCCTGTGTTTTCCATAACCACCAAGTATCGGTCAATAAGTTGTTCTGCCACGCGCTTTCGACCTTCAAAGCCATTATAAGCCATTCGATACTCTGGCGGCATTTCCTGGAATTCTTGCCAGAATTCCCCCGCGCTTAAACGAACGCCGTTAACGTAGAACAAGGGGGAATCTTTTCGTTCCGAAAACCATGTGGTTAGTTTTTCTTTACTGACGGACAATGTCACTTCGTTACGTATCTCGGATAATTGCATTTGTCTTGCCGCTTCCTTCTTTCTCATACGGATCAAGATGATGGATCCTTCAACCTCGAATGGAGCGCTGATCTGCCCTTGTGTCAATTCAAAGGCCTTGTCCGTGAATTCGACATCAGCGTCCTTGTCTTGACGAGTCAAGAGTATGTTTTCCCGAAGGTCTACGATTTTCTCATCTTCTCCCAAAGCGCTGGCGATATCCGCGCCGTCGGTGATCCTTTGGCGTATGCGATCGGCAGCTCCTTGAGCCTGAAGCCGGTTTTCGGAAGCGTCGATCCGGATTTGGTCCACATATGCGATTTCTGGTAAGGAGAATGATTCAAGATTTCGTTTGTAAAAATCCTCTATTTCTTCAGAAGTCGGTTCGGGGGCTTTAAGAATGTCAAAATAGCGTTGAATATCCGCATTATTCCTCAATCCTTCGATATAATTCCCAACAAAGTTGTCCTCACTCTGAGATTTGAGAATCCGCTCGATTTCATCACGTGATTCGCTTAATGTACGTTCGGCGAATGATTCCTTATTAGCGTTGTAATATGCTTCAATGTCGCTTTGATTGATCCCCATTCCGCTTGCATGCATGGAATCATGCCAATTATCAAGATCGATTTCATCATTCAGGTGAACCATTTGGTGACTGATCTGCTCATCTTTTTCCACCTTGCGCGTTGTTCCCCATCGCCGGGCTAGCTCATCAAAGACCATCTCTTCGGTGATAGCAAGCAAGGTTTTCAAGTCAATAGCGCCAAGCGATTCGATTTTTTGCCTGGATAGCAATTCAATGTGGGATTTTATATCCTCAACGGTGATTTGCCCCCCTTCCATAGATGCGACAATATTCGGGGCCGGTGGTCGTGATAAAATATATGCTGTAAAACCAACGACGCAAATCACGAGGGATACCATTCCCGCTATCATTCTAGCGATTTTTGGTTTATTAGCATTATGTGATACTTGTCTAACTACCGGCACGAGGGCATTGGAAGATTCTTTTACAGAATCAGTCGTGGAATTCATATCTTCGATACTCATCGTTCACCAATCCCCATAGTGGACTCGCTCATGCGTATCTTCTGCATCGCGTCGACCATGCGTAGATCGATCTTTCCGTCCTTTTCCACGACATACGTATTTACGCGTTTGATCACGCGTTCCATAGTCTCGAGGTATAAACGGAATCTGGTGACGTCTTCGCCATAAATTAGACGATCCGAGCGAAACTGCGAAAGGATTTTATCAAAGCCCATGGAGGCTCCATTCGCCGTATCCATCACGGACTGGGCGTACGCCTGCGCTTCGATCAAGGAACGTTCGGCGGTACCTCGTGCTTCAGGTATCAGGCTATTCTGATAACCCAGAGCTTGATTGATCATTTTCTCTTTATCCTCTTTTGCGCTTTGTACGTCCTGGAACGCGTCGGCTACCTCATCAGGAGGGTAGGCCTTCTGGAAGTTAACTGTAACGATAGAAACCCCGCTCCCATAGGAGTCCATCAACGCCTGAATGTCATTGCGGATTTCCGTCTGCATGGATTGCCGTTTCGTGGTTAAAATGTCATCGACGGGTAATAAGGCGCTTTTGTTGGTTATTGCAGTCCGGATTGCGTTGCGAATAAGCCGGTACGGAGCGACGTTTACCGAAAACAGATACTTAGTCGGATCCTTCACTTTATATTGCACAATCGCTACGTAATCGATGATATTCGTGTCGCCGCTCAAGACTTGTATTCGATCCAGACCTTCGGGATGCTCGGGATGATCCGGTTCGGCTTGTTCAAGCCCGACAATCTCCCGGCGAACTTCCGAAACGTTGACTTTGCTCACCCTGGCAAAGGGCCAGGGTAAGCGGTAGTGTATACCTTCGGGAACCGCGGCCTCGGAGATGGCGCCAAGGGTTACCACTACCGCGTTTTCGCCTGGTTGAACGGTGTATATCCCCGATACCGCATATAAGATACATGCTCCAAGGACGATCCCATATGATATCCGCATAGGATTAAGGTGCTTGAACGCCTGCTTGATATCTTGTAAAACGGTATTTCTTTCAGCCGTAAATAGCCGGACGACGCGGCTATAAATGACTTTAATACGATCCCAAATCCAGACTAGCGATAACGCGATCGACGGTCTCTCCGTACCACGGGGCGCTTGATTTCCATCTGGTTCATTTCCTGGCACTTTATCAGACATAGGACTTCCTCCTCTGGATAACTAGATCAACGCAATGCGTTTGCATCCGGATTCAAGTACTTGAACAACTCGGAATTGGACGGCAGGATGAGGGTCGTTCCTTCGGTGATTACTTTGTCATACGCTTCAAGCGAACGCAAAAACTTATAGAACTGCGGGTCTTTACCGTATGCGGCCGCATAGATACGGATGGCCTTAGCTTCGCCTTCCCCTCGGATTGCTTCTGCATCGCGCATGGATGCCGACAGAATCGTCGTCCTTTCGGCATCTGCCGCCGCGCGAATTTTGGTCGCTTCCTCAGTTCCTTCCGATCGGAGCTGACGGGCTATCTGCTGGCGTTCGGCGCGCATCCGCTGGAAGACACTTTTTCGGTTTGCCTCAGGGAAGTTAATCATCTTCAACCGAACATCCGAGATTACGTATCCGTAGGCACTGACTCTTGAGGCAATGAGTTTCGTAGCTTCAAGGCTCAGTTCATCCAATTTTGTTTGCTCGGATTGCGTCGTGACCAATTCCGGCAATTCGTATCGTCCGAGGATTGAACCCAAATCGGAAGTCACGATATCAGTCAGGCGCACGCTGGCCCCTTCGAGGGTCTTCACGCTTTTATAAAACAATAAGGGGTCACTGATAGTCCAGACGGCATAGGCTTGAACCAGGATGTTTTTCTTATCCTTGGTAAGGTATTCAATCTCGGGGGAATCATAAAGCTGAACACGACGATCTAGCTTGATGACGCTTTGCACGGGATCGGGCAGTTTCGCGGAAAGCCCTGGTTCCATGATTACCCGCTGAGGTGCCCCGAATTGCGTGACGATTGCATATTCAGTCATATCCACGGTAAAAAAGACCAAGGTAACAAGAACGATCGCCATTACGGGCAAACCAACAAATAAACTTTTCTTGACGGTCACAACTCACCTCCTATGATGATGCCGATACGGTATTGATTAATTTGATTTATACCTTACTCGAGTCCCGGGAGACTTCCCTCCCGGGAAAGCCATAACTGGGTCGGGTTCGAAACAACCCGTGGGTCGACGATGAATTTCCTGGCTTTAGGCAACGTCTTTTCCATCGCTTCGAAGAAATAGCGATTTTTATTCACCTCCCCGCCTTGACGGTTTGCACGGGAGCGTAAAGAGAATCTATCGGCTTCTCCGGACGAAATGTCGGACTTGCGTTGCATTTCGGCTTTGGCGGCAAGGACGTTCCTGGCTGATTCGCCGCGCGCCAGGGGAACGACTTCATTACGGTACACCATCGCTTCGCTGATATAGGTGTTCTTGTCCTCCCGGGCACTGGCTACATCCCGGAAGGCTTCAGCCACGTCATCGGGCGGAGCAACCGAGACAAACAATACCGAGTCAATTTCCAAGCCTGTACTACCGGAATCCAGAAGAACCTGCGCATCATTTTTAACCTGAGCGGCGATCTCGAGGCGTTGCCCCACCAGTAAATCATCCACTCCGCGTGTTGCCGTTATGGCAGACAATGCGGTTTCCGCGCTACCGGCAACCATCTTTGCGGGCAAAGCATTCCCATACAAGAACTTTACCGGGTTCTTTATCCGGTACTGAACGCTCATTTCCACATTAAGCAAGTTCGTATCACCGGTCAGGACAAGTCTGTTACCGGTATTTATCCTTCTGACCTCGCCGGTAGAAACGACGCGAATACTCTCAATATAGGGAATTCGATATCGAAGTCCAGGGCTAAGTTCTCGATCCACCTTGCTAAAGCGCGTCACAATGCCCCTTTCATCGGGTTGGATTACTACAAAGCCCGACAGAAGTGACATAACCATAAATGCGCCGATGCCGATCATTACCATAGCTCTGGTAGTCATCCCCTTTTGTGGTAGTTTTTCTCCTAACGGGGTCTTGCGCAATGCGGATTTCAGGGAAGCTAGCACCGGAATGGCAATTTCCCAGCCAGAAATAACAATAAACAGACAGATGATCATGGCCGCAAACCGATCCAAAGCAGCCATGCCCAAAGCCGAGGAAATCAAACTGATGAGAACCAATAAGGACGAGTACAGATCCAGGCGTGAATGATAACCGCTGGCGATCAAACTAAGGGACTCCGTTGAATGTCCGACAAATTCCTTATACTTCGCGGTAAAATAGGTAATTCCGATGGTCAGAAACGATGCCGCGGTAACAGGCCAAAGGTATGTGAGTGATACCGTGCCAGCTGTCGACATGGATTCCCGATAAATGTCCACTGCCATATAAAAGATCAATACGGACATGGTCAAAGCGATGATATTTTCGATTATTACCGAATACTTCTCCCGTTTCCCGGTTAAAATCCTGTTGATCAGAAAGCCCGAAAAAACGAGCAGTGAAGAAAATACGTCTCCGAATGAATGCCATGCGCTGGCTTTCAAAGCCATGCTGCCGGAAAGCGCGAACAGCCCGTATTTGAGCCCGACCAAGGCCAAATTAGCCCCGATGGTGATCAAAATGGCCAATTCACGTCGATCCAGCGTTTTTAAACGATTATTCATGGTCTCTCCCTGGTAGATGATATATTAGCCTCGTACACCATCTCGTTATCGATGCGGCACGAATACTATGTTTACTACCCGGGGAGCTTTATAGAACTATTATGGTAATGTTAAGATTTCGAAATATCCTTTGATTCGGGTAAATTCGGCAGTGTTATTGTGAACGTACTCCCTTTACCGAGAATGGAATCAACCAGAACATGGCCGGAGTGGCGGGTGACAATACTTTTCGTCATGGCCAATCCCAGGCCGCATCCGGCCCCAACAACCGAGCCTCGATAGAATCGCTCAAAGATGAACGGTAGTTGCTCGGGTGAGATGCCGGGTCCCTGATCTGCGATCGAAAAGACGACCGCTTTCTGATCGGAACTACTTCCGACGCCGACATGAATGCATGAATTATTCGGGGCGAATTTTATTGCGTTGTCCAAGATATTTGATAACGCTATTACCAACCATTCACGATCGCAAGACACGATCAATTCCTCTCGTTCAATTGTCTCTTCCAGAACAATGGATTTTTTTTCAAATTCGGTTCGTCGCGATTCCACCGCCTCTTTCAATACATCGATTGCATGGTGAGGGCTTTTATTGTATTTTTGCACGCCGGAATCCAAACGGGCTTGGCTTAATAGGTTTTTATTCAGCCATTCAAGCTTGTCTATTTGCCGACCGCATTCAGAAAGGAATTTTATGCGCGCAGGTTCATCTTCGGCTGCCGCGCCCTGAATCAATTCCACATAATTCGAGATCGCGCTCAAGGGGGTGCGCATTTCATGGGCTACGTCATCCAGAAAATTTCGGATAGTCTGCCGGTCCGCATCGCGTTCGTCGATCATTTCCCTGATACGGTCCGTCATCGTATTGAATGCCTTGCAGAGTTCCCTTGCCTCCTTGATCGGGATTATATCCGGACGGGTTCGAACGGTAAGGTCACCGGCGGCAATCAGTGCGGTCTGCCTACCAAGGTCGGTCAATGATTTAGTCATGCCTCTTCCTGCCAAGGAACCAAAAGCCAGTGAAAGAGCTAATGAGATGCTTGCGGCAAGCAGTATGGCGGTCGGCAGGAAACGCATTGCGCTGATTACATGGTCGTTGAGGTGTAATAGCTCAATATATCCAACGACGCGATCAGAACTTTCGATCTCAGCTATGACCGAACGCTGATCCTTAATAAAAGTCCTCACTCCATACGGCCGGGTATTATCGGTTCCTGTTTCTATTTGCGCGGATCGCATCTCTGGGGGGGCTTCTTGTATGGGGAGGTTACAAACATATCGAATATCCAAAGCGCTCAAGTTAGTATCCGTTCGTCGCGTAATGTGCCATACGGCGTTCGAACCATCTGAGATCGCACGGAAACCCGCGTTGGCTTGACCTGATGGACGCGGGTGAACCGTGCCAACTGTGGGCCTTCCCTGTATGTCAACGTTCGTAGACTGAGCAATGAGAATCCTTTCATTGTCATAGACCCTGGCTTGAAAATCTCCCAATTCGGCATACATTCCAACCACGGCACTAACTTGTTCGTACTGTAATTCCGGCAACATAAATGGGGCAATCTGTTCTGCCAGGCTCCGGGCATAGATAAGAAGCTGCTCCCGTTCATGAGACTTGGTATAATTCACTTCCAAAGCGAGCAAAAGGGTTCCGCTTACCAATAACGCGAAAAGAGTCAGTCCTGTGTTGTAGATAAACAAACTGTACTTGAGACGCATCCCTCGAAATTTCAATGTATACCGCCAAAGACATAGCCAAATCCCTGTACGGTGGTAAACCATTGCGGTTTTCTCGGGTCATCCTCTATTTTGGTCCGCAAATGGTGAACGTGGACGTCTATGCTGCGATCGGTCACAAAACGGCTCTCTCCATATATCTCCTCCACCAGGCGCGAACGCGAAAAAACTTTTCCCGGATTTGAGGCCAGCAATAATGCGATCCGGAATTCCGCCGGAGTCACCACTACCGGAAGCCCATCCCTGAAAATACGAACCGCATCAACATCGATACGCACACGACCAAATACGATAGATCTGTCATGGTTCGATTCCGCTAAGGATCCATAGGCTCGACGCAAAGCGCTTCGAATACGAGCCACGACTTCCCTCAGTTTATAGGGCTTGGTTATATAATCATCTGCGCCCAGTTCCAGACCAAGAACACGATCAGACTCATTGTCCAGAGCCGAGAGGATGAGTATGGGCATTGTTTTTCCCGCCCCCCGAAACGAACGACAGAGATTAAAACCGTCACCATCCGGTAATCGGAGATCGAGCAGGATTAACTGGGGGTCATGCCTCATTACATAATTCATGGCTTCCTTGGCGGTTGAAGCAACAAATACCTCAAAAAGCTCACTTCGTAACTGGTAGGCCAAGCCTTCAGCAATAGACTCGTCATCTTCCACGATCAATATCGGGCGTCCCATCATTTTCGCTCCACAAAATAACACCAACAATCCGTTTGTTTTATATCAATATCATATAGAAATATGAAGCTTGATAAAACCTATTCCTGCAAAATTTACCCTCGATTACATTCAGTGTCTACACCGGGCCTGTTTTGAAATTCTGAGGAATGCTTCCATTTATGTATGGATTCATCATCTTTACAGACAATTTTCAAACGGCAGGTACTTGTACGTTTGCGTTGGTGGTTTATATGCTTGTCATTTGTATTACGGCTTTATTACATGACACACGGCTAGTTTGACTCAGGAAGCGGAGGACGGTAAGAAGGGGTCTTTGGCTAGGAATTTAGCGCTATTCAAGTAAAATAGCCTGTTGTATACTTATGTTGGGAGCAGAAATGACTACTTTGCGGGTGCCTGTACAGCCAGAAATCCTCGATTGGGCAGAGAATCGATCCCTGCAAGACGGTGAGCTGTTGCGCACACATTTCCCGAAACTTGACGACTGGAAAGAAGGCTCGGTTCAACCGACCCTCAAACAGCTTGAGGATTTCGCCACTTTCACCCATACACCTTTCGGGTTCTTAATGCTTTCCGAGCCTCCCGTCGAGCAGCTACCCATACCGGACTTTCGGACTATGCCAACCGAACGGTATGAGCGCCCCAGCCCGGATCTCCTTGAGACCATCTACATCTGTCAGGAACGGCAAGACTGGTATCGCGACTTCATGCGCGACATCGATGAAAGCCCCCTGCCATTTGTCGGGAAAGAGACTATCCGAAGCGACATAAATAACGTTGCCGACGAAATCAGAAGGACGATAGGAATGGATATAGCGGACCGTCGGAGCTATTCAACCTGGCAGGACGCGCTCAGAAGCTTTATCACACATGCCGATGACTCCGGCATCCTTGTCATGTGTAGCGGCGTCGTTGGCAACAACAATCATCGTACGCTCGATCCACAGGAATTCAGGGGATTCGCGCTGGCTGACGCGCTCGCGCCTCTCATCTTCATCAACGGGTCCGACAGTAAATCCGCTCAAATGTTTACGCTTGCTCATGAACTAGCTCATATCTGGCTTGGGTCGACGGCACTTTCCGACGTGCCGATCAGGAACGGCGCGCAAAACGAGATTGAGCTATGGTGCAATAAGGTAGCCGCGGAAATTTTGGTTCCTGAAAACGTATTCCGCGATACTTTCAGCGTAGACGCGAGCCGAGACGAAGAAATACAACGTATGAGCCGAGCTTTTAAGGTAAGCTCTCTCGTAATCATGCGCAGGATGCTAGATCTTGGGTATCTATCCTCCGGCGACTATTGGGATCTATATCATCGAGAAGAGGACCGGTTGAGAAGTTTGCCGAAAAACAGTGGAGGAAACTTTTTCCTTACGCAAGCAGTTCGCGCAAGCAAACGGTTTACAAGAGCGCTTATCGTCAGTACCCTTGAGGGCCATACCCTACATCGGGATGCTTTCAGGTATTTGGGCCTTACGAAAATTGATACCTTTAATAAACTTGGTCAGTCGTTGGGGGTGATCTAGCATGTCATATCTTCTTGACTCGAATATCTTTATTCAGGCAAAGAACATGCATTACGGATTTGATTTTTGTCCCGCCTTCTGGAATTGGCTGTTGGAAGAGAACTCGAATGGAAAGGTATATAGCATTGCGAAAGTTGGCGACGAGCTGATCGCCGGAGACGATGAACTGGCTGAGTGGGCAAAAGAAAGGGCCGCCGGTTTCTTTCTTCCCGTAAAGGCAGAGATGCTACCGCACATGGCTGAAGTAAGCACCTGGGTTACTGGACAGTCATATACGCAAGCGGCTATCGATACATTCTTGAGTGTTGCCGATTATTATCTTGTCGTTCACGCGCTGACGAACGGCGATACCGTTGTAACCCATGAAAAACCGGCTGGTTCAAGAAAATACGTAAAGATCCCCGACGTTTGCGTGGGCCTTGGAATTAAGATGATGAGTCCTTACGAGATGCTCAGGAAAGAACGAGCCCGGTTCGTACTTGGGCGTTAACAACTAGTATATTTTAGAATTTCCTTACCTATTCCCATAACCAATACAAATAATCAGGTAAATTTTCTCCCCTTCCCCTTGTTACGATAACAACCGGAAGGAGAAACCCCGGTGTATATCTACGGCTCAGAATGTACCCTGACCCTCATTCGCGATAATCAACCAACATCAATCCCCTACAGCATGGAAACCATCCGGGAAGAGCGGGAAGAAGTCCCCCTCGACCCCCTCGTCGGCTACATCCTCCCGATCGTGACCATCCCCGTCGGAACCGACGGCATAAAAGTCCTCGGCTGCGCCGTAACCCGCGTCTGCAACACCTCCCGAGAACCCCTCGCCAAACTCCTGAAAGACGGCCATTCCACCCCATTCACCCTCCACCTCAACCGAATAGTAGAACAGCGCATCTACAACAACGTCCGCCTTATCGGCTGGGAAGTACGCGCCGACCGCGACGAAGCCGCATACATCCGCCTCGACATTGAAGGTCGCGAAGCCACAGACTGGGACTACACCACCAAAAATCTCCCCTGGGAACAGAACGAAACCCTCCACTTTTACGACGGCGATATAACCCTGAACGGCCAGCCCTCCGACAACATCTACCGCTTTGCTCTGACCCGCCTCTATGGCGACGCAATCTCAACCATTCTTCAGATTCATTACCCCCTGAAAGTAGATGATACCCTCAACAATGCTCGAGAACTGGATGAAATCACCATAACCCTTGGAGGACGACTTCGCTTTACCCTGACCCGGGCAATACTTCTAACCTTCGATGCCAGAACAGATAACGCTGACGAAATTCTCTTATTCAGGCGCTTTCGCATAGACGGAGAATGCGTGATCGAAGTGTGCAACGACAAAGGCGAATGGGGGAGCCCGGTATGAGATTCTATGCGGTAGAAGACCGCCTTCGGGACGCTATAGCAGAATGCCGAACCCGAATCCGCGCGGAAGTGGCAATCGACTTTACCGGAACCGGCGTCTTTGTACCGGTCCCGGAAAGCCAGATACTCGAACTTGAAGTAACAAGCCTCAGGGAAGAAACCGGCGGGACCATCACCTGGGGACATGTAATCTTTGATAACGAAACCGGCGCTTACTGCCCCCGGTACTTTGACACATACCGGCCCGACTACAACAAATACAATGGACTCCAACAGGAAGACGGATGCGGAAACCTCCGGCCGGGACGGCAGGTGAGGATCTCGTATACAACCGGACAGGACATACCCTTCGTGAAACGCTTTCTTCTTTACGTGGATGAGAACGGCTTCCAGCAGACTGCGACCGGATACCGGGGACGGGTGTGTACGGTAGGACTTGTTGACCTTGCCTTTCGTCTAAAAAAGACGGACCGCGAGAAGGACTGGACGAATCCCGAAGTGATCGTCCATTCGGTAATTTGCGACAAGGAGTTTCCGGGAAGCTCAATCGTTCACCGGATCGCCGCCCGCGCTGGCCTTGGTGTACTCGATATCGACTGTTCAACCGTGACCGAATACCTGCCCTACGTGAAACTGACCCGCTCGGTGTGGGACGAGCTTTCCGACCTTGCGCGAACCTACAACGCGCATTTGGAAACTGCCCTTGAAAAGCCTTTGGTCTTTGTGAATACCGAGGACGAGGTGCAGTACAGCTTTGACAGTACGAACACCACCCATATCAGGATGCATGACCTTCGCGAGCAGTATCGGAATACCTTGCGCTTCCGCTGGACGCGGTATCGGGAGTTCGCGGAGAAGGAACTGTGGCGCTATGGTGACCCGCCGATTGTGTATACCGGAAATCTGAGGCCGACCTTTCCCTTCATCCTTGACGGAGAGAGGCGGGAGGTTGAACAAGACGGATATGGTGCGCGGTATTCGGTGACCACGGATGAGGGAAAGACCCTGCCCGTCGCCTATGCCGAGAACGTCGATGACCTTGAAACCTTCACTGATAGCCTTGAGACCGACGGCCCTGCTTTGACCGTCGGCGTGTATGACACGACCACTCATCGGGATCGCGCGATCGTCAGGCTTGATACAGAAAGCGATACCCTCTTGCTATCTGCCCGGATTCACGGAGACGCGATTGCCGGGGAATCGAACTTTTCCCATTACATTGATGATCCCGTAGAGGTTGCCCGAGAGGGAACCGTTGCGAAGAACATAACAACCCCCTACTTGTCTGAAAGCCTTCGGGACGGAATTCCCTACTACCGTCACTATGCCGCGACCCTGCTTGCGCGGCTCAAGCGGCCCCGAAAGGGCTTTTTCCTGAAAACGAACCGGGCGGTGTTTCATGCCCGGGTGGGCGCTCCGGTGCGTGTTGCCCTGAGCGACGGACTTGTCTCTGAGCGCTCGGAGATTGTCCGGATGGAACTTCGCTACAAGGCGCGTGAGGCATTTGTGGCGACGTTCTTTGTGGAGGAGGACTAGATGAACGACGAAGATCGAAAACTCTTTGCCGAGACGGTGAACGTGATGAACGGTCTCCGCTCGGATATGCAGGAATTCCGCTGTGAAACGCATGCGTTTCGCGCTGAGATGCGGGAGTTCAAACAGCAGTCTATCGTGAGGATCACGAGCCTAGAGACTGACCAGGTAGAGTGCCAGAAACACCCGTCGGTGTGCGCAACAGCTCGCCTTCTTGAGAGCCATATCAGCGGCCACAAGGGCGGGAAGAGCCTTGCCGTTTCGATCTGGGCGGTGTGCGTGTCGACCGTGATGTGCGTCTTCACGCTCATCATGGCCTTAGTGAAAAGGAGCTAGATGGATGATTAACTGGAAACGAATATTCGAAGTGGAGCGGGAGCAATTCAAGGGGATGAGCGAACAAGAACGTTATGTATTCTTTCTGCTTCTCCAGTACCGCTCGCCCTACCTCTGGGGAAAGGAACTGCCGACGGGAGCCGATTGCTCGGGTTCAGTGTGTCTTGCACTCGCGGCTGCGACTGGAAAGATCGTGCGGACGACGGCAAACGAACTCTATCGGAAGTTCTTTACGATCAGGAACCCGGACGTGAAGGACATTCAGGCCGTGTTCTTTATTGCCCAACATGACCGCCCTCATGGCGACCGGGTACTCCGTGCCGGAGAGGTGGGTCATGTGTGCGGGGTAATCTCCGAGGGCGTGGTGATGAACGTGGTGGAACCGAAAGCGGACATTAGGATGATTATCTCCTTGCGAAACTCCTATGCCCTTCGCGGTTATGACATGACGATTCGGGGCCTTGACCGGAAGGTGTTCGTTGAAGCGGCAGACGCGGGGACTGATCTTTTCGGACTCGATGCTGAGTTCGCCGAGTACATGGCGGTGGAAACATGCTGAACGAGAAGGGAGAGGAGACCGGATACAAGGAAGTGTGCGACTACACCTACGGCGAACACCTGGCAATTCTGGGAAAACGACTTTTAGCCCTGCCCTCGAAGATGATCGGTTTCAAGCCGGGGTGCCTCTACCTTGCGACCTGGCTTCTCGTGACCGGGAAGATCGGACAGTGGGTGTGGTTCGCCGTACTCGTGTGCGTTCTCTTCGGGATCGTAGGACTGAAAGTTTTAGCGCAGATGAAAAACGGGGGAATGGGGGAATGAAAACACTCTGGAAATGGATGTGCTGGATTGCGGGAACGGTAATTGCCCTTCTCGCATTTGCCTTTGTGCGGGAGAAAAAAGAAAACAATGAACAGACAGAAGCCGAACGGAAACGGATCGAAGCGGAGGATGTTGTGCGCTCTACTCCTAGCCATACAGTTGCCGAGCGCTATGAGGGCGTGGGCGACGCCGTTGAGCGAGGACGAGCTCGCTTTGCTGCTCGGGTCAAAAAACGTGTTCTCGCGACAGGAGGTAGCGGAGCTGGTGAGCAACATACTGAATGACGCTGAGGAGGAGATCGAACGGACTGCTCAGGAGGCGGCGCGGGAAGTGGCCGCCCAGGACGCGGGCGAGATTGCCTTTCAAAAAAGCCTTGCGGAAAGCATTCGGATCGAAGCTGCCCGAATTGAAGGGGAACGGAAAGTCTGGCGAACTTGCGCGGTCATCGAAGCCGTGGTGATTATTGCCGGGGTCTTTGCATACGGATTAACACGATAGGAGGAAGGAAATGCAGTCGAAATACAAGATAAAGGGGAAGGTTCGGGTATGCGTGATTGGCCCGGACGGGAATATCAAACGCCATGAGCCGGGAGTTATCAGGCGCTTTTTTGGCCTTCCCGGCCGGCTCATGATCTCGAAGAAGCACAACACGGTGACGAGACAGGGCGAGGGATTGATCGCCAATCTCCTCCTTGCAAGCCCCACGCAAACGAAGGTAACCGCGAGTTCAGGATATATCCAGCTCGGGACGGGCTGGACCGGGAGCAGTCCAAAGACGAATACGCGCTGTAATACGCCGACCGGTTCCATGGAAGCACTTGATACCGGCTATCCGGTGACGACTGCGGCCTTTGGTTCGACCGGGGATAATATTCTCCGCTATCGGGCCAGCTTTGAGGCAGGAAAGCTCAACGCAACGGGTATCAATGAAGCTTGCCTTCTTAACGGGAATACGGCGGGCGCGGTGTCTCTTGCCTATGCGCAAGTGTCTCCGGCCGCGACGGTGACGAGTGTTGATACCCTCCAGATTGACTGGGAGATTACCTTTACGGGTTCCTGATGGGATTATTTCAACAAGATCGCGCCTCTCATTTTATAGACCAGTCAGTCCATGACGTGCCCTGTCGGGTACGTTTTGCTCCTGCTGATTCCCTGATGAGCCTTTCCCGCTGGGGCGGAGAGGCTTCGCTCGTCTTTGCGCCTGGAGAGGAACACGCAGGGGAAAAGAGCGTTCGGGGAAATGAACTACTCCTGAAAAGTGAGGCGACGCCAAAACGGTATCATGTGTTCAGGCGGCTCGATGGCGAACGGTTTGAATACGACGTGGTCTTGCTCAAAGAACCTGAGACCAATGTCGTCGAGATTGAACTTGAGTTCCCTGATGGCCTTGAGTTTTTCAGGCAGCCCTCGGCGGAACGTTTGATTGCTTCCCCTTTTCGATGTCCGCCTGAGGTGATGGAAAGTTACGCAGTGTACTGGAAGGAACGGAACGGCCCCTATAAGACCGGGAAGTTTTGCCATATCTATCGGCCAGAGATTCGGGATGCCCGGGGTCGGAAGGTGTGGGGACGACTTGATATAACCGGAAAGATGATGACTATCACGATTCCGGAAGATTGGCTTTCTGATGCCGCGTATCCCGTAGTGGTGGATCCGATTGTGGGGACGCAAACGCGGGGAGTACTCAACACGATAGACTGGTATGAAGAAGATACGTGGGAAGATTTCTACCTTGAGTTCAAAATGGGTTTTAGCCGGTTTACGGCGGCAACGCCGATTACAGGAGCCTGTACCTCCTATGTGTATAGCTACAGAAACTGGGCGAACACTGCTTGTGCGGTGCTGTATTCAGATTCTGCCGGGATGCCACTGACTCGATTATCCCGGAATGAGCAGTTTGTGCAGTTACAACGCGCGACACCGGCGTGGGTTTCTTCGACGTTTACTTTACCTTCGACCGTGGCCCAGGGTGCGGCATTCTGGTATGGATATTTTACGGTGGAGTCTCTGAATACCTATTACGACGCGGTGGGAACTTTTCGGCGGATGAACGTTGATGAATACACGACTCCGCCTACGACATATGACGATGAATGGAATGAACAGACCTGGCAAGTTCTGATGAGTGCGTACTTCAGTTATGCGGTTTCTCAGGCTGTGAATCGGTCCGTGATGGATACAGTGGGGTTGACTGACTTACGAATCCGAAGGATAGGCTTTCGAAGAACAAGCCCTAATGGAGTGGGAGCAACTGACTCGCGATTGACGAGGGCCTTTATTGGATACCGCCGGGCTCTTGGGGATGTTGTGGCAAGTGTTGGACGTGTGTTAATGATTCAAACATTGTTCAGGTTTTGTGTGTCCGGATTAGCCGGACTCGGCTTGCTCGCTCGGAGCGTGGGATTTATCAGAATGGCGCAGAGTGCTGCTTTTTTCTTCGAGCGGCTTCTTCCCCGGATGATTCTGAAAAAGGAAGAGTTGATAATCGTGTCTCGCGTGACGCGTGAAATTGAGTTCAGGGGGAACCTCCTATGACCAATATTTATGTAGGACAATCCGCCTTGCGAATATCGGCACGAACGGGGACGGCCCTCGCGGATGTCCTTGCCTGTGAGATCCGATACGAGAAACCGGACGGAACACGCGGGGGATGGGACGCGTTCGTGAGCGACGCGAACCGTGGGATAATATCGCATGACCTGTTGGGTAATGAACTTGATGTGTCCGGTTGGTGGCGATTCTGGGTCTTTGTACGATTTGACGATGAGCGTACAAGTTTTGGGGACGCGGTGAAGGTGTACGTGCGGGAAGAAGGGACGTGAGATGTCCGCGAGGAAGAAGCGGGGGAATCTGTATAGCTGGCAAATCAAACGCCTCCTCGAGTTTGCTGACTATGAAATTTCGGAAGCGGAACTCTATGAGATGTACTACGAGAAGACGGCTCA